CGAATTTTCGCGATGCGGTATTGATCGTCAAGAATTTCTCGCTCGCTGTCTACTCCGCGAGTTGCAGTAGCATCAATCCCAACGTTAGGGCTCACGTCGATGATATTCTTTTTGTTATCAACATAATAAAATCTCACTACATCACCAGCTTCGTAATTTGCGCCAGCACTAACAACAGTAAAAACACACTGCCTGGATGCTTGGGTGGTGTTAACAGTGCGATCAGCGCGAACAGCCGCCGAACGCCCATCGCCCACGATATTTCTTACTTGATAAACTCCATTTACTACCACCGAAGAACCAGTGGGCACGTTAACAGTAAAAGTACCAGTCAGTCCTGACGATTGACTGCGGGCAATATAAATACGCCCATTATTGCCCGTGTAAATCATGGCGAAGATAGAAGCTTATACGCTCATTCTAATCATAACAATCACTCTTCAACGAATTGACTTGCGTCTCCAATGCGTTTTGCAATGAGAGAAATGCCATTGCTGTCAGTAGGATGCTCTACTGCTTTTACAGTGACTATTCCCTCCTCATCCATCTCCACATCAATCACTCTTGCTGAACGCTTTGAAAGTTTAGAAGACTTTCTCCCCACTGCAAATAGATAGCCCTCATACTGAGCTAATGCGCTAGCAATGCCATTTTGAACAAGTACATTCTGCTTATTGAATGTATTCTGCTTGCCGTTATAAAGGAAGAAGTCATAAAGACTACCACCAGCTTTCTCTGGAAGCTCTCCGCCAATGGGAAGATTAAGTTCTCCTCCAGCTAAAATGCTGCCAGTATGTAAATCGTCCCACGTTTCCTGGCCAATGTCAATATACACATAAGAGCCAGGAGCAATGGAAGCCTCGGAAGGCAGTGTTTTAAGTTCATACGCTTTTCTTGATAAATTACGCATGAGACACATAAGCCTTGCCACGTATACTGCCTGGTTTCGCGTGGTAACAAATTGAGATAAATCGAGAGTTTCACGAATGCACAATGCTTCGTTCGCGCTCTTGAGCCTCAATGTAACGCTTTCATTGCGAGGAAAATATTCATCGCTTTCCGAATCCCTGTAAATAGCCGTGACAATCACATCTTGCGTGGATGCTCCGTAATCCACAAATTCTTCCTTATAAGATCCTTCAAGAATATTGCCTTGGTTGAACAATGTGGAAATAGGAAGTGGTCTGTCTGATAAAATTCTTCCATTTCCATCGGCTGGTACAGAAGGCACAAGAGTAGTTTGTCCTCCAATCGTGGCAAGCTCTAACAAGCTAAACGCAGAAGCTTGCGCCCAGAATTCACGCCATGATTGAGGGTCAATAATTGCTCCGTCCATGAAGAGCTTATTGCGCTGACAAAAAGCTTGGGCTTCTGCAAGGCGTGGCATGTTGATGGATTCAATGCGAGCATATTGGCCGATGCCATTGTCTTTATCTAAAACAGTATCAATGAAGATTTCTGGTGCATAGCTAGATGATCTAGCCTTTGGCGATGCAACAAAAGCATCCACTTGAGCAGCAGAAACATAACTATTGGCATTGCTAGAAAGCGCCCTTACCTTCTTACCTTTTTCCACCCATACTGTCACGTCCCGCAAATCTTGAAATCCACGTCCTGCAAAAGCATGTACTGCCAGCGTAGATAAGCCTCGATACAGTGAGGCGTTGTAATCGCTCCAATTGTCTTTCAATTGCTCATTAACTGCAGCAATTGTAAGTTCTGGCGCTTGCTCATAAGAATACCTGGTCTGCGTGCGCACGTCGTAATTAAATAATTCCCATTCCATCGACTCCTTAGGCCCTTTATTCAATGGAGGCCATGCACTAAATGGAGTGGTGATAAAGCCATTAAATTCAACGACAATATCATTTACACCAGGAGCATTACTGCTGTTTAGTTGACGCTTTCTACTGTTGGCATTGACGTAGGCATAACCAACAAAATTAATTCCCCTTCGACCAGCTTCCGCTTCTGGATCAGTTACGGGAGTCAAGCGAATTTTCCATTCAGCCGTACCGCCCCCTTGTTTAATAAAGCGGAAATAAGTGAAGATATCTTGCTGAACAGATCCTCTAATGCAAAACACATAAGGAATGGTCTTGTATTGATCATTATCTAGTGCATATTCACAAGTGAACATTGCAGTGCGAGGTTGTTGACCATTCTCTCCATTCTTGTAACCATAGTCGTCTTCGTCAGTGCCATATTTCCTTTGACGACCATTGACCTGCCTGAAGAGCTGAAGCTTTAGCGAAAGCTCAATTGCTTCGCATTTTGTCACTGAAGAATAAGCGGCCTGATCAATGCGAGCTAAGCATTTTGTGCCATTGCGTTCTAGGACACTACTGTACAAGATGGGACTATTCTCTATTAATTGCTCCAATGCGTCTATCTCCTTTTGGAGAGTCACCGTCTTCTTGCTCAGCGAATTACGCTTTTCTCTTAATTGCTTCTTTTGCTTCTGATCATAAAAAAAGCTTGCTTCTAGATCTTCCTCAATGTCTGCTATTTGCTGATTTAGAAGGACAATAGTCTGCTCTTTCTCTGAAATCTGCTCCTGATACTTCACCCTGTCTTGCCCTTCGTCCTTGCCATTCCACGCCTCGTTGTAACCAATGCTTGGCATCGGCCCCGACGTTTCACAAACTAATGTGGCCTTGAGAGAACTAAATTCAATTTCTCCGCGCCTATCGTCTGTGTAGGCTACTTTCTTTGCCCTAAAAATAGCCCCGCCAAGTTTATACAAAGACCCATCGTCAAATACTGCCGCTGCATTCCTCAAGATGCTTTCAATGGCTTCGCGACCATCTGCTCCTTTCAAACTGTTACTAGTGGTACTAGCAATAGTGACAACAATTTCTCCATCCTTTGGAAAGTTTGGTCGATTATTTGTCCCCTCCCAGTATCCTTGGGTGCCACTAATTGAAATGGGAACAAAATCACTGGGATCTCGTCCTCCATTGCCTTTTAGTTCAATTGCTTTTGGGCGAATGGGAACAATGCCAGTGATGCTGCAAGTATTGCTAGTAGTGGGAGCGTAAGATTGACTAAAGCCTTTCTTGTTGGACTGGGCATGGGACAAAGCAGCAGTTGTAACATTTGCAGAGTTGCCATACCACGTAGGATCTTCTTTGAAGGCATTGACAGAAATGTCTCCAATGGGAGTGAAATCCTGATAAGTGGTGGCGCCATTATCACTAAAATACAGCCATGCCTTACTTCTCACCACTTGATCGAAAGGAAGCTGGCCCACTGCAGTGCGCTCAGGCTTGATCTCTTCAACGGTGGATGCTCCGATGGAAAGCATGAGCTGCATGAACTGTGAGCCGCCATAGCTCAATACGGCGCTCCACAGAAGCAACGTAGAAAGCCTGACGCCACCATTACGGTTTTGATCCGTGTTGGTATAGACAAGCCCTACTGGCTCTCCATAGCGAGATACTTCCTGGACACCATTGAAGCCAAAGCGCGGCACTGCACGCTGTTCTCTAGTGTTGCGCCCTTGCCCTCTTGGCTGTTCTGGCTGTGGAGCGAGCAATGCTGCTGCCACTTGCAAGATGGTGCCGATAATTGTAAGGACTAAAGCAATGGTGCCAGCAGGCTCATTCCTAATGTCAAAAACAGTGCCTTGTTTCGCATCAATATATTCTTGCTTCGCACAAACAAAATCAAGATATTCTTGCTTCGTTACGCCAAGAGCTTCAATTAAACCATGTTCATAAGGAAGCAACGGGCGATCATTAGAACTATTCCCCGCCATCCTTCTTGCCCCAATAAAGACGTATTCTAGGCAAATTATACAACTTCGCCCTTACAACTTTCTCCCCCGCTGAAATGAAAAGAAAACTATCATCATCAACGACTGTGCCCAAAGCTAGTCCTCCAGTGTTGCCACATAAATAACCCATCGCCCCAATGCGAGCATCGCACTGATCTGCATTTTCTTTCATCCATCTTGCAATCAATGCACCAGGAAATTTCTCTTCTTCCCATTTCTCATATATCCATTCAAAATCTCGCGAATAATCATAAAGGCCAAGCCTTCTTCTTGCTTCGCTCATTAGCTGCAAACAATCAGTGGCTCCCTCACAAGGCTTTTTCCTCCATTGATACGGAAGACCAATTAAATCATTAAAACAAACAAAGCTCATCGCAGTGAAATTTCTGCACTTGTCGGCAATGGTCCAACTAAACTACGAGAAAAAGTGGCGCGGGGAAATTGTCCTCCCACACTGTCCATTGAGCTTCTAAATCGCATTTCAATGGTAGTGTCGGAAAAAGCGGAGCCAATGCCAATATACTGTTCCGTATAGGACGCTCCTGTAAATGCATTCACGGCATTAAGCCAGTAAGTAGTCAAAGTGAGACGACTGAGCCTGTTTCCATTACCTTGTTCCACAATACGCATAGCAAATGCATCATTTGGTAGCAAAAGCTGCATCATTGCATTATCTCCTCCAAGATTGGCTACAGTTCCTTCAATGCGAAATGGAGCAAAAGTATACCTTACATTACTTCCTGGAACCTGCTTTGTTTCACCAATAAAATAGTTTTGATAGTAATTTGTACTAGTCTTGTTTCCATTGCTGTCGTACATAATTAGCTCAAAAAATTGAGCAGCACGAATGGTCGTCATACCAAATCTCCAATGAAAGTAATGGAAATAGTGCTAAGTGCTAACACTGTGCTTTCTATTTGCGGAGAATCAGCGTAAAACCATCTCACATTGGGAATAGTGCGAAAGTTATCGAACGTTGCATCTTTTTTGTAGCCAGAAAACAATTCCCTTGGAATGCGAAATCCTTCAGTGGAGCCATATTGACCATGGTAGTGATCAAAAATAGTATTAAGCACTCCTTCGTCTACGTTCTCAAACGTTAGTTCAAGCGTATAGCCCGAAGCTTTATTGCCAAAGCTTCTGCGAACAGTTTTACCAGACAAGCTTGTATAAGACTTTACTGGATAGATGCCCATCGTAAAACGACGAGACGTGGGGCGAATGGCATCATTCGCCTTGATATCATCCACTTTACGAGCGGGAGAAACGTTAGAAGGAAAGTCTGCCATGATTAACGCATGCCCACTTTACGACGAGCAGAAGGAGAATTCTGAAGCTTGTCTAAGGCTAGCGAAGCCCCACGATTGGCACCGTCACGAGCGGCCATTTTACGAGTTTCAGCCATTGCTGCTTGAAGCTGTGCCACATCCACGTATTCCCTGTCGCCAAATTTAGTGGTTTGGAAGCTCATGGAAAGCACGGGGGAAGATTGTTGACTTGTGGCTCCATTGGAAAGAAGATCGCGAGAAGATTGTTGACCACGCATTTGCACTGGAATGCTCTTGCCATCGGGAAGAGGGACAATAGCTTCGTTGTAACGCCCTTCACCTATTAGGCCGAGAGTGGGGCCAGTTACCATGCCACCATTGGCAAATGCACGAAATCCTCCGCTCCATACCGCGCCATTGGCTGCGGCGGCAGGTTTAAACATGCTTGCAAATCCTCCAATTGCCCCACCAACGCTCAGGAGAATACTTCCAATACCTCCCAGCACATTAGAAGTGCCACCCTCTTCAATTTGCTTGATGCCAGCCATGATTCCCATAATGGAACCAGCAGCGATACCAATACCTTGAACAGTCTTGCCCAAAGCTTCCTGCCAATTAACATTGGCCTCATCGGTCTTTTTCGCTGTCTCGTTAACAGTTTCTGCAACACTCTTTGTTGCCGCATCTAGGTTTTCAGTAGCCGTAGACCAATCGTAGGAACCAATGCTTCCCATGCCGGTGCCAGTGGCGGGCGTTGCCCCTGCATAGGAAATTGCAGTGCCTGATTGACCAGCAATGAATGACGACAAGCCTCCCGTTGCTCCAGGAAGCGCCAATGGCGACGAAACGCCAGGTATAGACGCGGGTGCACTTTGAGTGGCCCCCTCGCCCCCATTTGCTATTTTCTCAACGTTTTTATCAATTTTTTGCTGCGTTTCACGGGCTGCCTTTAATTCCGCAAGCTGTTTCTCCATCGCGGTAAGCTGCTCTTGTCGCTTCGCCTCTTCGTCTGGCACCCCAAAAATTGCCCCTAATTGGTCCTTAAAGAACTTCTCAACTGGCTGCATTGCAAAGTCAAAGAACATTGTCAAAGCTTGATCAGCTAAAGCTTCTTGCGCTTTTTTGAGGGCTTCCACTGAATCGCCGCCCTTGGCAATTTCTTTGAACATATCCTTGTAAGTGCCTGTAATGCCACCAACTGCCTGGTCAATGCGCTCTGCAATTTCTTGCATTGCTTTCATTGCATCGGCATTCTTCATTGCTGCAATACTGCCCTCAAGCAGTGCAATGTTGTATTCGTGTTGTTTAGTCGCAGCGCTAGCGATGCCATCTTTATAAGCAGCGATTTCACCAGTCAGTCTTGTTACATTGGCACTTTGCTCTACCGTGAGAACGGTTCCTTTTGCCACTGCATCTTGATATACTTTTAATTCAGCTTCTGCTGCGCCAAGATTTGTCTTCATTACATCCAAAGCCATAGCCCCTTCTTCCATGGCTGCCGTGCGCTTTTCTTCGTAATCAATATACTCTTGGGGCATGCCCTGCATAAGCAAATTGTTACGCATTTGCTGAAGCTGAACGTCTAGTTTTTGTTTTTCAACGGGGAAGATATTGTCAATATTTGCCTTAATAACAGTGGCAGTTTGCACGTAAGCTTCTTTCAGCTTGTTCTGAATATCTAGCTGAGCAAGTGTCGAGGCAGTCGCCGCCTTCGCTTGTTCTTTTACTAAATCGAAGCCCTCTTTTTGTTCCTTTGTTTGCATAGAAAACACAGGGGAGGACTGTCGAACTCCTGCACTAGGACGAACAAAGTATCCACCTTTCTTGAAATAGTCAAGATCAGGATAGTTGCCGGCTTTTAGTCCCCTGCTTCTGCTTTGATGGAATACATTTTGATCGCCAGTATACACTCCAACATGAGGAGTGTCTCCTGGTCTACCAGTTGCAACAATATCTCCGGCTTGCAGTTTTGACCAATCATTCATGACCGTACCAGCCTTCCTGACTGTATCAGCCCATGCCGTGACTCCAGGCAAAGTCACGCCCAAGCTTCCATAAAAAGCCTTGACTGATTCTGAGCACATATTTGCGATTCCAGTGAACTTGCTTGCTGCTTGAGTTGCCCTAGATAGCTCTGAAGAGCTAAACCCGCCCGTAGCAAGTGCCACAGGAGTGCCAGCGGCACTTGCCGTTGCACTCGCGGCAGTCACGTTTAATTGCGCTGCTTCCATTTGTTGCATTGCCTTTCTTACTGCATCTACGGCATTAAGCTGAATTGCCTTCAAATCTTGGGCGAACTTGACTTGTCTAGCGTGCCTATCATTTAAGCCAGATAATGCGTAAGTATTCAATTCGTCAGTAAGCCTTTTCTCGTGCTCAAATTGTGTATCGCTTAACTGTATACGACGGTCAAACTGAATTTTTGCCATGTCATTTTGGAAATTGGCAAGTTTCATGGCGCGTTGTTGCTGTTGCTTAGCAAGTTGTTCTGCGTCGTTTTTAGCTTTTTGGGCGGCTTGATCACCGTCTTTTCCTTGCTGCAATTTAATCGTGTCCTTTTTAAGCTTTGCGTCAAGTTCCGCGGCAGCTTTTTCTGCTTTTGATCTTTGCCCAGCCAGAATCGTCATTGTACTTTTTGTTTCCTGGCGATTCTTGTTAATGGCATCCATTACCGACGCTATATCTTCTTCTTTTATTGTCGAACCACTTAAATAACCGCCAAGCCCAGCTCGCTTCATTGCATCGACCGCAGTCTTGCCAAGGACTCGCAAACCAATTCTTTTCTGACCCTCCTCGATTCCCTTCGCAATATCTTCGTAAGTATTTGCCTGCTCTTTTAAATTTTGCGTTAATTTTTGAATGCCAGATACATTGCCGCTTTCTCCCATCAAACGAGCCTGGTCGCCAATATTTTTATAGCGACCCATGATGTCATCCATCACCCCGCGCAGCCGCATAAATTCAGAAATTGTATATCCAACAAATACGGCAACAGCTCCCACTCCAGTGGTCAGCAATGCAGTTTTGAACGCTGCCGCAAAACCAACAGCAGCTCCACTTGTTGCGACCAATCCGCTAGCCAGCAATCTTAATTGCAATTGAGTGCCAGCTAGTGCGGTATTGGTGGCAATAGTCGCCATTTGCAACGCAGTCATTCTGCCAACTGTTGTGACAAGCGATGCGATAAGGCCCATTAATACTTTGCCGCCTAGTAACGTAAACGCTCCATTCAAGAGGAGTACTGTGGTGTAGGTTTGAGCTAGCACTCCAACAATTGGCAGCGATAAAAATTGCATATAAACTTTGACCACTGAAGCAACAGCTCCAGCAATATTCATAAACGCGCCGGCCGCCATCTGCAAATTCTGCCAAATGCCCTGTAGTGACGGGATTAGAGATTGAAGTGACGACGCCAATTCGGCGCCACCTTGCGTAATAGCGGCTTGTCCTGTCATTAATTGATTAAAGCCGTCTGTAACAGTTCTAATCCCGTTAGTAATAGGAAGAATAAATGCATTAGAAAATAATACGGCTGCGGGCTCAAATGCTTCATAAAAAAGCTGCACTGTAGTTTGCAGGCGATTCATTACACCTTGGAAAGTAGAGGCCGCTCCTACGGCTCCCTTCCCAAATTCTTCCTTCATAGTGGCGCCAACATTAATCAATAATTGCTTCATTGCTTCGCCCTTAAAAGCCCCATCTTCCATTGCCTGACCAAAGTCCTGAACGCTCATGTTTGCTGCTTTGGCAAACAGTGATAAAGCGCCTGGAAGAACATCGCCTAATTGTCCTTTCAATTCTTCGCTCATAACTTGGCCTTTGCTTGCCATTTGAGCAAAAGCATACATTACGCGATCCACCTTATCTGCACTCATGCCAAAAGTCGCAGCACCCATAGAAATGCCTTCAAAAATACCGCGAATCTCGTTGCCAGCAAATCCGGCTGGCTGCATAGACGCGTACAGTTTAGTGAAGCCGTCTCTTGCTGATTGAAGAGGAATATTATATTGATCAACGAGAGAAAGAATATAACGATTGGAAGTGGTAAATTCCCGAGTGGAAGTAGTTACTTCGCCTAAAGAATTTCTAAAACTTTGCAATTGCCCAACAGCAGTGGCAACTTGACCAGGGAAAGATTGCAAGAATCCCAGTAATTTATAAGCTTGACCAAATAGCAATACTTGCTTCGTTGCAAAGCCAAATTCGTCGCCAAGTTCACGAATGGCACCAGCGCCAGGAAGATTAATCCCTCCCATGGCACGACCAAATCCACCAAATCCACCAGCGCCACCAAAACCGCCAAATCCGCCACCACCAGGAGGCTGCATGCCGCCGCCTCCACCAAACATGCTCGTGCGAGCATTAATTGACAATGGAGTGGATGGCCCCATCATGCCAGCTATCGGGAATTGTCCCATGGATCCACCAAGGCCACCTCCTCCCATTGGATAAGCCATTCCTGGAATATTTTGCTGCACTGCAACACCACCAGTGCCAAAAATGGGCATTGACTGAGCGCCACCAGTTCCCAAGCCTCTGCGTTGCAAAAACGCCTGATTAAGGGCTGTGTTCAATGCTTGCCCAGAAAGGCCAGTGGCAGAAGCCGGAACGGCTCCAAAGCCAATATCAGCTATTTGCCTATGAGCTAACGCAGGATTGGCTGCTTGATTTGCCAATGCAGCAGCCATTTGGCGATAGTTTCCGCTAATGCCAACTGGTTCCAGCATGGAAACGCCAGGATTCACCAAGCCTCGACCAGTAAATAAGGAGCCAGTAACACCGCCTCCAGTACCAAGCATTCCACGGCTAGATGCCAAGCGAGCTTCCAGAGTGTTCAATGGGCTAGCTGTGCCACCAATCGATGGAAGAAGGCGTGTCGCTTGAGGGCTTGATGCTGCTTTGGCGACGACATTTGCGATGCCATTACCAATCTGCCCCACCCATGGATCAGAAATATTAACAGTTCGCGCATAATCGCTAAAATCTTTGGCAATTGCCTTTAGCAATGGATCAAAAGCCCTTGGCGCATTAAAGCCAGGAAGCGTAAAACCTTGCGGAAATTGCTGTTGAAATGCTGCCTGACGATTTGCAGCGCCAACTAAATCAGTGCTAATTCGACTTTCCGGCAGCATGCGTAACATGCGTTGCGCAGCGCGAGGATTTTCTGTAAGATTGGCCATGCGATCCAACATCTCATTGAGATTGGGCATAGAACGCGCCGCGCTTGTTTGCCTCTGTCCACGGAGAGGCTGCAAGCTTGCTTCAAAGCCAAGTCCTTGCTGATATTTTTGACGAGCAATCAGCTCCCTAATCGCACCTAAAGCAGTAGATCGACTAGCTCCTTGTGGATTTTGAGATTGAAATGCTTGTAAAAGCCGCTCAACTTCCTGCCTGTTTCTTCCCGATGGCAGACTTGCTGCAGCCTTTGCTAATGCCTGAGCATTTGCTTTCGCAATTTTAGCGAGTTCTGCCTGATATGCAGGAGAATCCAAATACGATGGACGCCTTGCTTGGCCAACTTCGCCTCCGCTAATTCCAGTGGCGCTAGCGGATGTTGCTCCTCCCTTAACTTTCGCTTCAACTTCAATAACAATTCCAGAAAGACTATCTTTAATGCTCTTCCTGATTGCATTAATGTTCTTAACAAGAGGAGGCTTAACTTC